ACAACAGTCTAGTAAAAAACCGCGAGGTTCAGCAGCAGATATGGTTTCAACCAAAACAACAACTGTAGATGCTGGTCAACCTAAGGTCTGGACTGAACGGGAAATCGGTGCTATGTCCTTAGATCAGTTTGATAAATTCGAAGAAGATATTAAACAGGCAATGATTGAAGGCCGCGTAGTACCATAATTAAAATTGTGTTTTTATAGGAAATATTAACTATGGCTTTTAACGTATCAGATGCTCTATTCGAACCCGGCACAGACACTAACGCTAACTTTGGCAACAGTGTAGCAGGGCAAAATAACTCATTTTTCTTACCTAAAGTTTATTCCAAACAGGTACTAAACTTTTTCCGTAAGTCTTCTGTAATTGAAGCAATCACTAATACTGACTATGCTGGCGATATTGCTGCATTCGGTGACAGTGTACGGATCATTAAAGAACCCGAAATTACTGTTTATCAGTATGAACGTGGTGCGGATGTAACCGCTACTAAACTTACTGACCAAGAAGTAACTTTGGTTGTTGATACAGCTAACGCATTTAAGTTTATCGTAGACGACATTGAAACTAATATGTCTCACGTTAACTTCCGTGACGTAGCAACCTCTTCAGCAGCTTACGCATTGCGTGATGCTTTTGATGCAGGTGTATTAGCCTCTATGTTTGCTGGCGTGTCTGCTTCTAGTCCTAACCATATTCTTGGTTCTGACAGTGCAACTGACCTTGCTGCTGGCACCTTCGACGGTACTGGTAATCTAGATATCGGTTTTGCTTCAGATGAGCATGATCCTCTAGACATTATGGCACATATGGCACGTTTGCTAGATGAGCAAAACATCCCTGAAGAAGGCCGATGGTTTGTAGCTTCTCCTGACTTTTACGAAGTACTCTCCAGCTCTAGCTCCAAGCTATTGTCTGTAGACTACAACGCTGGTCAGGGTTCAATCCGTAATGGTTTGGTAAGTTCTGGTAAGCTTCGTGGCTTTAACATGTACAAGTCTAACAACATTGCTGCTGCATCTAATGCTGCTGGTAAGTGTATGGCTGGTCATATGTCGGCTACTGCTACTGCTCAGACTATCACTAGCACTGAGGTCATTCGTGATCCAGATAGCTTCGGTGATATTGTACGTGGTCTACACGTTTACGGTGCTAAAGTACTAAGAGCAGACGCTCTGGTTTCAGCCTTCTACGGTATCGACTAAATAGTGCGGGGGCTGTAAAAGGCCCCCAATCTTTAACCAAGGAACGGAGATAAAAATGCCTCAAATGGGTTCAGATGAAAAGCCTTTAATGATGCGCCAGACAATAGCTGGTAAAGGCAGTAGAATGCGTAAAGGTGCAAATGTAACTTTATATAAAGAAAACTATGATAAGATTTTTAATAAAAACCCTGAACAAAAAAGTGACAGAGTAATTAGTAAAACTTTTCTAATGGAGCAAGGTTAATGAATAAAAAACAAGGTTATATGGGTGGTGGATACGGTACTAATATCTCACCTATGGATATAAAAAATAAAAATATGATGGATGAGCAGATGCGAACTCCCCGAATGCAGGGTGGTATGATGATGTCTAAAGGTAAAGACATCCCTAGTATTTCTAAAATGGAAGAAATGTGTTCTGTCAAAGCAGGTAGGAACAACAGCGTATCTCCTAAGTGAAAGGTGTACCTCACTTTAAAAAGGATGGTACTGAGTACAAAGGTAATACTCATAAGATGCCTGACGGTTCTTTGCACACAGGAAAAACACACGGTAAAACAAGCGTGAAGTTATTCCATAAGAAAGACTTATCTAAGAAATCTAAGGCAAAGGCAGGGAAGTAAACAATGGCTACTTTTTTAACATTAACCAATGAGCTTTTACGTGAAATGAATGAAGTTGCAATGACTTCTGCAAACTTTACTAACGCCATAGGTGTGCAACAACACGCTAAAGATCTTATCAATAGATCATACTTAGACATTGTTACAGAAGAAACTAAGTGGCCTTTTTTAGCTACTGCTGAAAGTGGAACTACAAATCCTATATATGGCAATGTATCTCAAGACTCTGTAGAAGGTAAACGCTGGTATGAGTTAAAACCTGCTAGTTCCAATATTACTACAGACTACGGCTCGGTAGATTGGGACACTTTTTACTTAACTACTGTAGGTGTGTCGGGTGAAACTTCTCCATACGAAACACGTAATCTTAGATTTACTACAACAGAAGAATGGAAAGATTATTATCGCTTATCCGAAAACAATGACAATGCAGATGCTCAACAGTACGGAGTTCCTCGTAGAATAATTAGAAGTCCTGATGGACGTAATTTTGGTTTGAGTCCTATACCAGATAAAGTATATAAAATTTGGTACTTTGCTTATGACTCACCAGTAGAACTTATTGCTTTTGGAGATGTAACAATATTTCCAGAGTTATATAGAACTGTACTTATGGCAAGAGCTAGATATTATATGCATCAATTTAAAGAGAATCCACAAGCAGCAGCTTTTGCTCTTGAAGATTACAAGCGTAGTTTGAAACTTATGAAAATACGCCTAATGTCTCCTGAACCTACTTATTTTAAAGATGACCGTGTGAGGTTTGTTTAATGTCTCAACCTTGGGGTTACTCTTGCACAGGTGGTTTAAATGTAAACCTAAATCAGCTTGAGATGCAAAGTCAGCCCGGTTTGGCTACACGCCTGCGGAACTTTGAAGTAGATCCTGATGGTGGTTATAGACGTGTAGATGGCTTTACGCCTTTCGGAGATACCAAACCTAATGGATCTAACACTATACTAGGCATGGCTATATATGCTGATGGCGTTGTTGTCTGTTCAGGTACTGATATCTTTTTTAGTATAGACGGTGAAGATACTTGGTTACAGTTAAATAAAGCGTCTGTAGCATCAGGTGGAGATAATTACTCAGCCTTTACAGGTCGTTCAGTTGCCTCAAGAGCTAGCCAAGGAAGATGTACTTTTGCTCTTTATGAAGGTACTTCAGACTATGGTGAGCTTGTTATCTGCGATGGCGTTAACGAGCCTTTCTTATTCCAAATGACAGGCACAGGTATTTTAACTAGCCGTACATTCTTTGCTAAAGAAATAACAGTTAGTGGTACTACAGGCCCTTCACAAGCTGTTATACATGATAGACATTTAGTAGTTGCGGGAGCTTCTACATCTAGGAACACCCTGTACTATAGCAGTACGAATGATATTGATAGTTTTAGTGGTAGTGGCGCAGGAGCTATTGTAATCCCTGATGCTATTGTAGGTCTTGCAAGTTTTCGAGATGACTTAATTATTTTTGGCAGAAACACTATCCATAAGCTCTCTAACATTAATGATTCTAATGCAGTAAACGTGACGCCTATTACAACCAACGTAGGCTGTTTACATGGTGGAAGCATTCAAGAAGTAGGTGGCGACATTTTATTTCTTGCGCCAGATGGTGTACGAACTATTGCAGGTACATCAAGAATAGGTGACGTAGAGTTAAGCTCTGTTAGCAGGCAAATACAGTCTATTATTAAAGATATTGCTGCTAATCCTAATTTTATTATAACTAGTGCTGTTCTTAGGAGTAAATCTCAATATAGATTATTCTACAGTACAAATACTGAAAGCCCTTCAGTAGCTAGAGGCATTATAGGTACTTTAACCACTAATGGTTTTGCTTGGTCAGAAACACTAGGTATACAAGCTTTAGGCATGGTATCTGATTTAGCCTTCAGTGGAGTAGAAAAGATTCTGCATGGAGACAAGGATGGTTCTATTTATAACCATGCAGATGGTACTTCTTTTTTCAATGCTGGTGAAGCGCAAAACATTGCAGCGGTTTATCAGACCCCTGACTTTGATTTTGGAGACGTAGGAACTAGAAAAACTCTTAAATATGCTAGAGTTTCTTTTAGTCCTGAAGGAGAAGTTAAGCCTAGCTTCAGAGTTAGATATGATTATGAAGATCCTGATATACCTCAACCCGAACCTTTCGACGTAACAACTATTGCCCTTCCTGCTATTTTCGGTACAGCAGTATTTGGGTTAGTAACCTTTGGAGCAACAAGCGACCCTATGGAAAGAATTACATTAGAAGGCTCTGGACATACCTGTAGCTTTAGAATTTCAAGTAACGACCAAAAACCCGCTTATGCTGTAAACGGTATTTATGTAGATTATATGCCATCAGGCAGGAGATAAATTAATGGCCCAGAATTACACACGACAAAGTTCTTTTGATGATGGCGATACAATTACAGCGTCTTTATTTAATAATGAGTTTAACCAGATAGTAAATGCTTTAGCCTACTCAGCAAGCAGCGATAGCTCTACCGGACATAAACATGATGGTACTTCCGGTCAAGGCGGTAACATCCCTCAAATAGGTGACATAGACTTTCTCAATAAGGTTGTTGTAGATAGCACTAATAACAGATGGGGTTTCTTTGTTCAGGTAAGCAGTTCCTCAGTTGAACAGATACGTATTCAAGACGGAGCTATTGTTCCTGTTACTGATTCAGATATTGACTTAGGTACTAGCTCACTAGAGTTTAAAGACTTATTTATTGATGGCACTGCTCATATAGATACACTAGATGTAGATGTAAATGCAACCGTAGCAGGTACACTAGGTGTTACAGGTGTATTAACAGGTACAAGCTTAGACATATCTGGCAACGTTGATATTGATGGTGTTACTAATCTAGATGTCGTTGACATTGATGGTGCTGTGAACATGGCAACTACGTTAATAGTTACAGGTAACGTAGACTTTGACGGTGACTTAGACGTAGACGGCACTACTAATCTAGATGTCGTTGACATTGATGGTGCTGTTAACATGGCTACAACACTTGCTGTTGAAGGTAATGTAGACTTTAACGGTGACTTAGATGTAGACGGTACAATAGAATTTGACGCTATATCAGGTACAGGTTCTGTAACTGTAACAAACATTTTAGATGAAGATAACATGTCTTCTAATAGTGCTACAGCTTTAGCAACTCAACAGTCTATTAAAGCCTATGTAGATGCACAGCAAGATACTGTAGATACCTTTGGTGAAGTACTAGCACTGGGTAATACTACTAGTGGTACAAACGTAGAGCTTACTACTACAGATAAAGTCCAGTTCCGTGATGCTGCAATCTATATAAACTCTAGTGCTGATGGTCAGCTAGATATTGTTGCAGACACAGAGATTCAAATAGCTGCGACTACAATTGATATCAACGGAGCTATTAACGCAAGCGGTGAGATTATTGCGGCTAGTTTAGATATTAGCGGCAACATAGACGTAGACGGTACAACCAACCTAGATGTCGTTGACATTGATGGTGCTGTGGATATGGCAAGCACATTGCAGGTAGATGGTGCAGCTACGTTTACTACTAAAATCACAGCCAACGGCGGA